ATGTACTGACATACTCATTATACTTTTTATGCCCCCCCCTTTATATTATTTTTACTATCTATATAATCATTAGTAACGGTCATCAACTCCTCTTGTAAGTCTGCTAGTTGTTTCTTTAGTAGTAACTCGTTTAGTTCTACTCCTTGCAGTCCTTGTTGCATTGTCTTTATTAATGATTGTTGTAGCTTAATTAGTTGCTCTTGCTTGTCTATTATTCTTTTAGCTTCGTCGAATAAGTCTAGTAGTTCGCTTGTCATTGTTCTAATATATTTAATTGTTTGTTGTATTCTTTTATTCTTTTTTTAGATAAGTTATAAGCATTTACATCAATGTCTATTCCGATAAAGTTTCTGTTATTTTTTTTACAAGCTATACCAGTTTGTCCAGTTCCCATAAACATATCTAATACTGTGTCTTGCTCATTAGTAGATAACAACATACAAGTTTCTGGTATTTCTAAAGGAAATCCACTATGTCCATATTTACATTCTAGTTCCTTTCTACCAAAATTAGTATTAGTCTTATTGCCACTATTAAAAGGAATTTCCCATACATTTCCAACGTTCTTAGTTTTAAAAATATGTGGATTTATTTTGTAAGCTGACTCTTTATTGAGATTAATATTGTTGCTTGTATGTCTTAACATAAATATATATTCGCATTGATTAGTTAGCTGTCTATTAGTGTTGGCTGGTTGCTGATTATATCTGTACCAGATAATAGTATCGTGTAACTTAAACATCAGTTGCTCTGTGGCTATTTCCATTATTTCAAAAGCTCTCGTTGTTATTTCACTATCATTTATTACATTTAAATAAAAAGTTCCATCTAGTTTTAATATTCTTTTACACTCTTTGAGCCATTTATTACACCATCTTAAATACTGAGCGTAAGAATTAAAATAAGCCTCATAAGCAAATCCTTTCCAATAAGGAGGAGATGTTATTATGCAGTCTATTGAATTGTCATCAATATCATTTAAAGCAGATAAACAATCACTATTAATTAATTTCATTGTTCTCTGTTGTTTAGTTTATCTAATTCAAATTGTAAATGATTTATAGCCTTCTGTATGCAATCGTATGGACTATCGTGCTTGTAACTACTTCTAAGTAGATAGGTTACTGCTGTGCCAACGTTGAAGCTTAAATCCCAGTCCTCAACTACTTTCCTTGCCTCATATCCATAAGTATTGCCAATGTAATAGTTTGGTATTGGATTATTCTTTAAGTCTTGTATAACTTCTTTAGCCTCATCTCTGTTCCTTGTATAATCGTAATAGTATCTACTCTTTGCCATTTCTTTTACGTTTTGCTTTTGCCCACGCTGTTTTCTGATTGTGATGTGGTAGACATAAAGTCTGTAGATTGTCTTGGTTTAATCTATCTCCACCGTCTTTAATCTCTATTATGTGGTCAATGATTATCTTATCTTTATAGTTTACTTTGCCTTCTTCTGTACACCATCTGCAATGTGGCTCTCGTTCTATATGCCACTTTCTAAGCTGTCTCCAAGCTCTACTATTATAAAAGTCATAGTTTTCGCTCTTATGCTTCTCAGTAAAGCCAGTAGTCTTTTTACTACTTGCTATCCATTTTTTTTTCTTTCCTTTTGGTAGACTTGGCATTAGTTTAAAAATTGTTCATTCTCATCTATATCTGGTAGCTTATACTCTATAGATATTATTGGTGGTATACCGTTATTGTTTATCCAATCCTCTAAAGAGTCTATTAGTTCGTCTATTGCTCTTTCCTTAGCATCGTCTAATAACTCTGTATCGTCTACTCTAACCTCTATGCTAACCGATGCTACTATCTTCATTAGTTTAATGTTAGTTTAAATAAGTATAATGTTCTTGCGCTTATTCCAAGAGCTTTAGCAGCCTCCTCAACATTTTTAAAGTGTCGCAATGCTTTTAACATTTGTTTCTCTCGCATCTCTTTAATTGTCATTTCTTTTATTTTCTTCTGCTACAAATCCCACTATAAAAAAGTGTAAGAATATTACTACAAATATAGGTAAACAACTGACTATAACTAATAGTGCTAATAGTGTTCTAAATATGCTGCTTAAAATCTTCAATGCTTAAATATGTTTTAGCTTGGTATCTGTTTGCGTTATCCTCTATTCTTTTTTCTTCTACTCTATAGTCCTCTCTATGTCCAAACATTAGCTGAAATCCTATGTCTGTTTTAATTTTTTTGGGCAATACTAACTCTAGTCCGTTCTTCGTTCTCTTCCATATCTCTTGATGCCTGGTCGCCCTATTATTGCTCAAGTGTTGTCTTATACTTATTTATTATCCTTTCCATCTGTGACTCATACCATATAGGAAAATCGTAAGCTTGTTCGCTTTGCTCCCATACTCTATATAGTACAGCTCTTAATCTTTGTGATGCTGTTTTAGTCTTACCTACTTCAAAGTCTGTAGTAAACTTCTCAACCTCTTCAACCTCTGCCTTGCTTATATCGTCAGAGCTTATTAGAACCATTCCAGGAGACTTACGTAAGCTAAACACCCTCATCATTGTCTCTTCTGGTAGCTCTTGTGTATGTATGTTAATACTAAGAGTTCCGTCTGCTAGAGTGCTTACTTTGTTCACTCCTCCCTCGAATATTACTGTCTTTTTCATTATTGTAAATATATAAAATTGATTCAATTTCCCAATCTTTTGGGTTTAAAGTTTTAAACAATCGATTGTTAATCCAGCTCTCTAATCTTTTGTTTGTATCGTTCGATTGCTTCTTCATAGTCTATTCTGTTTAGTTTTACTATTGTCTTTGCTCTTTGTTCTAACTCCTCTGCTGTGCCATCTCCAAACCTATCGTCTAAGTATAAGCCGAACTTATATTGCTCTCCTTGTCTAAACATATTGCACTTAACGCATTGGACTTGTACGTTTACCTCATCCCAACGAGTAGAGTGGTGGCTTCTACTTTGAAAGTGTCCAGCTTGTTGTTCTTTCCAATGTTTCTCTACTCCACAAGTGAAGCACTTAACTCTACCTAAGTGGTCTGCATTTCTACGTCTTATGTACTGACTAAACAATACATCTAGCTTTTTCTTTAGTTTACTTATTGTTGTTGGCATTGCCTATTTTTTTTATTTCTCTCTTATCAATAACCTTGCTAAATGACTCAACACGCTTTTTATAGACTTCATATTGGTCTATTTGATTAGTCTGTTTTTTTAATGCTTTAGTCATTTTATAACTTCTTAAAGCCTCGTTCCACGTTGGAACATTAACAAAGTGTGGTCCATCGTTCTCTCTTATGTGTTTATTAAGAGCAAACTTTACCTCATCTAATTCCATAGAGCCATAGTTAGTAGCTAAGTCATTACAAAATAGATTAGTCATCTGTACTACTATCTCAGCTTCTGGAGCTTGTCCTAGCTGTACGTAGAGCGTAGCTATTATTTCATAGCATTCTCTTTTTAGTTCTTTTATATCATTGGCATATAAATACCAAACTTGTTTACTTTTGTCTTTCATCTTTAGTTTGTTGTATGTGTTTCCATCCAGTTATTAAATAGTGACAATCCCAAGTTATTTTGTTTCTATATTTATTGTCAGTTTTGTAAATCTTGAACATATTTTTGACTGTTACGTCTTTACGTTCTTTAATATCTAAGTAATTAATCATTAACTTGCTTTTTTACTTCTATTAGTACTTCCATAAGGCTGTCATATATCAGCTCTAATTCCTTACTACCCTCTGTCCATTGTAGTATCTCTCTCTCATATTGTGCTGCTACTTTTAAAAGTCTATTAAACTTTAATTTTACTATTCCAGAGTGTGAGCCTTTCAAGTTGTATAATTGCTCATTAAAGCACCTAAAGGTAGCAATTAATAGATTTAGTTCTGCTGTTTGTTCTTTAGTCATTGTGTTCTTTGTTTATCATTTCTAGTCCTTTGTGATAGTTAGATAGTATCTTTTGGACTTTGGTTTGTTTTTCTGTTTTAAGCTCAAACAATCCCTTCCAGCCATTCTCGATAGACTGCTGGATAATTTGCGCTTGGTTTTCTTTGTTGTTGTTGGAGATTCTTAATAGCTTAGAAATGGCAGCAGCTTCTCCTAATGGTTTATAAGTAGTTCTAAATTGCTCTTTCCTAAATTCTTTCCATAAATTCCAAGCATCTAAATTCAATTCAAAAGGATAATCCCCTTCTGTTTTAGTATTATTAGTATTTAGTTTATTTAAGTATTTAGTATTATTAGTATTTAGTAGTGGTCGATTTTCTACATCTAATTTTTCTATATCTAACTTTTCTATTTCTTGAAAATCGGTATGTGGTTTTTCAAAGACTATATAATCCCAGCTAACTATCTTACCTTTCTCTCTTATTTGCTCTCGTTTCATATAACCGTTAGATGTCAGTTCCTTAAACGCTGAGTAAATTGCAGCCTTGCCGTCTGTATGCCATTTCTCGACCTCCTCAACGTACAACTTCCAATCGTTAGGCAAAGCCAAGAGATGACATAGCAATCCCTTAGCTTTTAACGATAAGTCCTTGTTAAATATAAACTCATTGTTAATAGTTGTATAGTTAGTAGACTTTTCTACTCTAATTCTTCTCATTGTTCTAATTTGTATTGAGCATAGTGAACTGGTTCTCCAAACTTATTCTCGCTGTGTAATATAGTAGTCTCAATATTATTACCAGCTTCTTTTAAATCAAAGATTACTGCTGCTAATCGCATTATGCTATAGTCAAAGAATGCTTGTACTGGTGTTATTGGTCCAATCTCTTTAAGATGTCTTAATACTTTCTGTTTCTGTGATAATTTCTTCATTGTTATAAAATTTATTTAGTTTTTCTTTTAATTCTATTTTTGATTCTTGGTTAGCTTTCAATCGCTGTATAACCTCTACAAGTTCCTCAACCTCAACTACATTTAAATCACTTTTTACCAGTTGCAATATAGTATTATATTTTTTAAAGTAATAGCTATCAGATTCTAGTAAAGTTCTATTGAGCTTGTAATGGTGCATAACCGTAGCGTGATTAATTTTAAAATGCTTTGCTATGTGTAAGTAAGGCATTCTAAGAACGTCTTTAATAATAGAGTAAGCCATTCTTTTTATATCGATTATATGTCTCTCTCTTGACTTGCTTTTAAAGTCTTTAACAGATATATTACCGATATAACAAGCTGTGTCTATTATGTGATTTATTTTATCCATCAAATTCTACTTTTACTCGTTCATAAATTATTGGAGCTAAGTCTTTTAGCTCTCTCAGCTTCTTTCTTGATTCTCTCCTTGCTTCGTCTTTCCTAGTCTTACTGATGTCTGTACCAGTAGCCTCGTTGATTATCAAGTGAGAATCTTTTAAAATCTTGTCTATTCGTTCTTTTTTAGTCATCTTTTATATTCTTTAAAAAGTAATAATAATCTTGTAAGTCAGAGCATTCTTGCTGTCTTTTGATTATTGCTCCAATATGTTTATCTCCTACGTTAATATACCAGTCAGCTAATTTAACTTCAAAGTGGTCATCGTGTTCAATGAGCTTTGTAGCTTTCTTGTTTAGATGTATCCAACCTTTACGTCTTAATCTGAAGCAGTAGGCTGTATCGTAGTCATATATTTCTTCTCGTGATTCTTTACTAAAAAGGTAAGTCGTTTCCATTTTTTGTTGATTTAGGTTTAACATCGTTTAATACATATTCTTTAAATGCGTCAGCTATTTCTATAATCTTAGGAATATCAGCCTCTCCGACTATGTTACAAGCGTTTGTCAAAGCGTTCTGCTTAATTATATACTCTTGTGTCTTATTATCCTTAGGAGCTGGTGTATAGCTTTTGCCTCCACCTTGAAAAGTTGATGCTGGTTTAATCTTGTTAATTGTAGTACCGTTGTACTCTCTTGTCGTTACTTCTATTTCTACTTCTTGACCTTCTACAAATTTGTTTTGTGTTTCAGTCTTAGATAGGTATTCGCCTACATAGTTATTTTCAAACTCTACAAGCCACTTGTAGAAGTGTCCGTATTGCGACTCAAAAGAGCCATCTGATTTTACTGTTTTTACTACTTTTTTCATAATATTTATTGATTTTAATTAGTTCCGTATTTAATGTAAAAAACTACCATAGTGATAAATGAGCCAGTGTAAAGGCTTAATACCTCTGTGTAGTATGTTGGTATGAAATTTAATAGAAGTAGCGTTAGAAACGCTAAAACCATTAAATAAGAGCATAATTGAGTTAGTGTAAAGCTAAAGAATTGAACTTGTGTTCCAAGCTCTAATTTAGCATCTAAGTAATTTGGTTTGTGTAAATCGTTCATTGTTAGTTGTTTAAGTTATTTGCGTGTTCTACGCAAGTTTTTTTATTTTTATATATTTTATGACTAAAACTTTTTGAATGTGATTTATTAAAATGGTCTTGTATTATTAATACCCATTCTTTTTGAATAAATTGATAAATAATATTAAAAGTATATCTGTCATTTTTTGCCTCATAATGTCCAGAAAATCTTTTTTTAAACTTTAACATTGTTAGTTGTTTTAAAAAGGGGAGATTGCTCTCCCCATTGTTGTTATTTTATTTTTAATGACATCAAGTCTGTATAATTAGCAGTAATAAATAAGTGAGTTCCTAATGGTAATTTTAAATCTGTAATTACTTTATTCATATCTAAACCTTCAGAATTTAAAGTTTGTAAACCTTTTACTAATTTTAAAAGCTTTGGGTTTTTATTTAATGTTTGAGTTAATTTTATTTGATTTGTCATTGTTTTGTGTTTTAGTTTGTTTGTTGGTACAAATATATAACCATTTTTTATTCTGTGCAAACTTTTACACAAAAAAAGTGTATTTATTTTAGTTTACTAGAGTAAAAAAATGTTAAAGTTTTTCAAATATAGGCATAAAAAAAAGGGATAGACGTTAATCTACCCCCTAAAACAAACCAAATACGAGGGTAACAACTCCCTCTGATTTTAAACAAGTTCGCAAATATATTAAAAAATATGAGTTAAGTGTGCTATTTGTCCGTATTCATTGTGTATAAAGCCTTCTACAGCTTTAATACTACCAGTATATCCCTTTTGATAGTGCCAAGCATCAGAGCCACTTGGAGAGCGTAAAAATTCACAAGTTACACCGATATTGTCAAAGCTAGTCATAAACTTGTAGCGTTGCTTATGGTGTAAGTGATGTAAATACCAGTAACGATACTTAGTTTCTGCCCACATCTTTGGCTCTTCTTGAGCCATTAATAAAGGCAATGAAGGCAACTTAGCTCCATCCCCGTGAGTTAATCCTATTAGACTATTCTTATACTTATAGTACTTTCTGTGTATTGGGTCAGCATCTACGCTTACAGCTTCTGTATTTCTATACCAAGCCTTGAGAGCGTGTGCTAAATGGAAGCCACTCATATAGTCGTGGTTACTCATAGAATGAACACAATCGACTGGTGCTAACTGCATCAACATCTCTACTACCTCAACGTAAAGCTCTAAAGCCTCTGTAAAGTGTTTATACCATTTGCCGTCTTTATCTTGTGGAGTTCCTTTTGTAGTGTTTCCTTGTACGTTGTCTGTGTGTAGTATATCATTCCCTATGCAGAATAAAATACGCTCTACATTAAATGATTCTGCGTTCCTTAGAATACCCTTAACTCCTTCTCTAACTCTGTTCTTAGCTATTTCTATATTGTATTCGTCTCCAGTTTCTGTAGCATCGGCATACTTGCCTATGTGAACGTCTGCTGGATTAATTATAAGTAAGTGACCATCTTGTCTAGTAGGATAATCAATGGAGGGATATTTAGGAGAGTATTGTGAGATAAGCTCCTCAATAGATTGTAAAAAGTCATCTTTAGTGAATTCATTAGGTTTAGCAAATATTGAGAACTTTTGGCTTTTATACCAATAATGAGAAACAGAGCCGACATCTATACCAGCCTCGTTACATTCGTCAGCTAATAGAGATTGCCTCTCTTTGTCTTTTCTATATTCGTCTATCAATTGCCATTCATCTGTTTTAAGTCTATATCTCTTTTCCTTTGTCATTTATTTTTTATTTTTTCCAACCCACGACTTCCAAAATAAGCTCCAATCGTTATAGTTAAAATTGCAGTAATTGTGCTTTTCCATTCGTCATCTACTACAAAATTAATAACTCCAGCGTCTATAAATATAAGCAAAGTTGTCGAAACTACAAGCCAAGCTAAGACTAATGGTCTTATGTTTCTAGGTAGCCAACTAGATTGTAAGTTATCTGACTCCCATCTTTTAGTAACTTCTTGCTCTATTAAAGCCTCTTGCTCTTGAATAATCTTTTGCAGTTCGTTTTTTAACTGCATTTTTTCTTCTGTGCTTGTGATACATTCGTCAATGATTGTATCAGCTTTACCTAATAAGTTGCCAAGTATGTTTCCTAGTATAGCCATATAGCGTCAGTCTTTTGTGAGTCGTCAGTATGTATAAATGATTTTGCAATGCCAAGTCTCCTTGTTAATCCAACCTCAGCTAAAGCTCTTATAATCTTTTGTCTATTTATGCTATTATCACAAGCTATATCTACTGCTTTGCAAGGTATCAATGTATGTGCTGAATCTTGTACTCCTCCAACATCTAAATTATGTTGTGGACTTCTATAACCACTTGTAATGAAAAAAGGAATACCAGCTATTGCTCTAGCTTTATCTAATTTTTTTAAGAATTTAGGGCACATATTATTAACTCCTGGTAAGTCTGGAGATTCAAACTCACTTAGCTTAAAGTGTTTAAGAGCCATTTCTTCTTCTACTTTATTTAGACTTTTTCTCCACGTTTTTAGATTCATTGTTTTTTCTTCGTTTACGGTTATAAATAATCTTGTCAGTTGTATATATAATAGACAATAATAATACAGCTATCTTTAATATTACCTCAACATCAGCTAAAGTAGCGAAAGTAAATGTAGTGGTATTAAGTAATAATACGTCTGATGTTTCTTTTAATAGATTTTTCATTGTTTTATTTGTTAAGCATCGTAATAGCTAAAGATTAATGTTATTTGTCCGTAGTGCTTAGTACTACTAACTTGGCTACTGCCACTTTTTTTGAATGATAAAATTATAGCTGAATCTTCTGTTAATCTATCAGCAACAAAGTTTTCTACATAATGCACATAGTTAGAGTCATTTTGAGCTATAAACTCTTGTGAGTCTATTATATTAATAGTAGATGCTGTATTAGAATTTTTGTTTATGCTTTTTTTCCATACTGATAATGTCCAATCTTCATTAGTTCCTCCATCGCTAGAAGTAGTGTAAATTATACGTTCTAGTACTGGCTTAAAACTTGGAACATTCATAACACTAAAAGAACTTGCAAAGTCGTTAGCATAAGCTGTAGAGTCTGTCAATGTAACTCCACTATTTATAGTAAATTGAGATGGAGCTGAAGGGTCTAAAAGTAAATCGTTATTATGAGCGTTACCAGTTTCAAAGATTTGAAAACTTTTAGTATAGAATCTTTTGTTAGCAAAAGAAACTAAATCGAAATTATTAAAGTAAATATTAGTCTTTGCTGGTATATCAAATGTAGGAACAAAGCTCTCAGTGACTATAGTAGTATCAGCAGTATCTAAGTCATCTTCTAAGGTAACTGCTAGTGTATTGTTAGTGAATCTAGGCTTAACTAAAACTCTAGCTCCTTTTGGAATAAATGGACCAGCGTAAGGATATATCGTAATTCTTGTATTAGTTGAGCCACTAGAAATAGCAACGCTAGATTGAGCAAAAACAAGTTGCCCTCTTTCAGCATAAATCTCTTGGAGCATTCCACTATATTGGTCAATGTTTGCCATTATTTAACTTTTGGTGGTTTATTATTTATAATATTTTTATTTGTCAATACGTTTGCATTTTCAGCAGCGTGATTTGTAAAGTTGCCAACTAAATGACTACCATCTTTATCTAAATCATTAAAGTCAATCTCTACCCATTCGCCCATAAAATAACCAGTAGTAGCTGTATATTCTCCACCTAGACAAACAAAATATCTTTCAGAACCCTCTACAGTATCTTTTAATAAATATCCAAACTCCCAAGGGTCTAAGCTAAGAACATCAGTCTCTCTTACTAGCCTGGTGTCCATCTTCATTCTATAATTCTTCTGCATTGCAATTAATGTAGATGCTTTTAAACTTGGTAAATGAACAGCAGACATACCAGTAGTATCATTAATGTATGTCCAGCTAGGTGTGAAAGCGTTCAAGTAATTGTTCTCTTGAAATGTATTAGAGTCTTTTATATAAATTAAATTGTCAGCTATCGAAGCATTAGGAAAGAATTGCTCTACAAAATTAATTGAGTCAATAACTTCTTCTCCACTTTCTACTATAGTTCCAGCATCTTCATTAATATATTCATAAGCTACAAAGCTAGGAGTCTCCCCATCTACATATATTTGACAAGATGCAACTGGTAAGTCTAAAGGAGAATCATAATTAGTATAGTTAGGGTGTGCTGTAGATGTTATATCTCCCTCTATTTGACTTGTTATATTAACTAATACAGAAGGAGCAGCATTACCATCAGCATCATATTGATAGGCATATACATAATAGTACTGTGTATAGGCATAATACTGAATAAGTCCACTCACTGGACATACTGCCATATCATCACTCGTTGGCGCGCCATAACTAACCGTCTCGTAGTTACTATAGTTTTGACCGTTAATTAATGTAAACTCGCCTTGTGTAGTTACTGGAGCTTCTGTAGTATCCCAAGTATAAACATTATTCACTGGGTCAAATTTCAAATAATAGTCTTGAGTATCGTTTTTGATTCTTATAATTAATAAAGTTCTAGCTGCAAAATCATTATACAAATCCCATTCAGAAGCATCAAAGGAATTAACTACATGTTCTGAGGATTGGTTAAATATAAAAGTCATATTTTGTCCAGTCTCTACAGCTAAGAATGTTTGTTTATATTCATTTGCTGCTGGTGTTGAATCTGTAGTTAATGTGTACTCTGTAAAAGTATGCCAAGCACTTTGTAATTGATTGCCTGGAAAGTTGATTTGATTAGCTATACCTTGACCACCATCTAAATAAGTAAAGTCTAAAGGTGTTGCCTCACTTACTCCAGCTATATTGTAAATCAATCTCTTAATAATTCTACTAAAATTGAATTTAGTTAATGACCTCTTGTTACTTTGTGAGCTTAAACTTTTTAAATAGTTTACCGTTCCACTTGCAGCAGTACCACCTTTAGAATAATATCCGTATGTAGTAGCAGAGTCATCTTGCCATACTTCAAACGTTGATAATTGTACTATGTGAAATGCTCCCTCTTGTTGATGTATTCTAGCATTAAGATAAAAAAGTATTTTATTTAATACATCGTAGCAAGTCATATATTTTATAGCTCCTCCAGGTGTGCTTGGTCTTTGATAGAATGCGCTAGATTTACAGATAATAATATTAGAGCAATCATTATATCCTTGAGCTTCTGTGACATTCGTTTTGCTACTCCACCAATTACCAGCAAATAGATATAAAAAGTCAGTTGCAACATTATCAGTGAATACCTCAGTGATAGGATTTTGGTTTAATATCCCTAAAATAATTGATTGAAAGGTATAGTATCCTCCTTCAAAATCTCCGTTACTATCAGCTACTTTTATAGTTGCATCAGTTTCATTAGTTCGCTCATTATAGATATTAGATATTTCATTGATTTGCTTAGATTTTAAAAGCTCTAATCCATCAATCGCTCTTAGCTTTATTATTTGAGGATAGTCTATATCTTCCATAATAGACTCATTCATGATAATTACACCAGTCCAAAATCTACCTACTGGAGATACTGATTCAAAATCTACTTCAGTACCAGCATTATTCATATAGATTCTAGCTATATACTTACCCTCTTGTTGAGACATTATATCTAAGATTCTATTTCTGTCATCGTTATCTCTTAAAACAAACTCAAAGGTTATTTCTGATGAATGTATTGCAGTGTCTACTTTCTCTCCTCTTCCTTTATAAGATAATTTAAAACCATCTCCACCTACATTGAACTCACTAATAGAGCCTACATAATTATCTTTCAATATATGTAACTCGTAATAGATGCCGTTGTCATCTTTAAACTTTGCTCTATTTGTAATTTCGTACGCCATTAATAACTATTTTTTCTTCGTGAGTATCTGTCGTTTGATAAGAATATATCCTCTCCACTTATCATTCCTTGTACTTGTACCGTTTGCCCTCCTATCATATCTTTTAACTTATTCAATGGAGCAATTACTTCTGGATTGGTATTAGCTCCAGCATACTCTCCCATAAGTCCTACAGTTGGTCCAGATACAATACCACCATCGGCAAAGGCTGGTAATGGTGTAGATGCAATTGTACCTATCTGAACAGCTCCTAAAGCTCCAGTAGCTATTGCTAAAGGTAAATTCGGTAAGGATTTAACAACTGCTGCTGCTGTGTTTACAATAGCCTCAAATATGGCAACTGCTTTAGCACGTCTAGCTCTTTTCTTTTCTAACTCTGCTTTTTTCTTTTCGAACTTTTCGTCTGATTTTGCAATCATTTTATTTTTTTCTTCCTCAGAAATAGCCATTGCCATTATATTATCTACCTCTGTTTTTCTTACTAACTCTAATTCTGTTAGTTGCTTTTGGTGCATTTGTGAGAATAGATTACTAACGCTTGCTATTACCGTAGAAACACTATTAAGTGTATTCATTAAAGTAGCAGTAAACTCTTCTCCAAATCTATTAAAAGCATCATTAAAGTTTTCAAGACCATCTGGCTCTATTGCTGCTACAGCTTCTAGTTTTTTAGGAATGTCTCCAAATCCTTTTTCTTGTGCTAGTGGTCCAACCTTTTTACCAGTTATAGTTGTTCTACTTGGTGGAGCTACTCCTCCTTGTTGTGTTTTATTAAGATTTTGTAGAGATGTATTTAATTTATCTACAGCATCTTTATTGGAGTCTATCTCTTTAGTTGAGTCTTTTAGCTTTTTTTCTTGCTCGTCTAATGATTCTCCAACCTCATCTATTACTGCAAAGTAAGCTTGATACTTAGGAGAGATTGCACTTAATGCTCCTAGCACTACTTTAGCTATGAACTTTCCAACCTTACCCATCTGTAAAGCCGTTTTAATAAACTTCTCTGTGTCTAGTATAGCAAAGCCCATTATACCAACTAAAGCCGTTGCAGCAGCTCCAGCTAATCCAGTTGCTAAAGTTAATGTACCTAAAGCTTTGGCTAATGATGAAATAACAGTTACAATTTTACCTAATACAATCAAAGCTGGTCCAATCAATGCAGCGTATTTAGCAAATTGTACTATGTTCTCTTTTTGTGCTGGTGTTAAGTTTCTTAGTCTTTCAGCTAATCCTTGCAATGACCTTTTTAATGGCTCTATATTATCAAGAATTAATTTACCAAACTCCTCAGAAACATCTCCAAGTTCATTCTTTAGTTGTGTAAATGGTCCTAATCCCTCTTTAGCTATTGCCTTAGCTTGTCCTTGAAATTTGCTAGTTAAAGTTTCAGTAAGTTTTACAGCTTTTTCTTGTGCTGTCATTGCTGGATTTAATCCAGTGTCAAAGTATCTTTTAAGAGCATCAGTAGAAGTTCCTATAGTTTTACCTACTAATGAAGCTGCTGTCGCTAAATCAACTTTCATACCAGTAGCAAAATCTTGCAAGGCTGGAGTAATCATTAAAATCTGATTCTCTGTTAATCCTAATTGAGATAATAAAGCTTGAGCCTCAATAGTAGCCTCATCGCCAAATAATGTTTCTTTTTGTAATTCTCTTGCTTGTTTAGCTAACCTTGCAAAAGCCTCTTCATTACCTTTAAGAGATGTTCTTAACTTAGTTTCAGCTTTTACTTGGTCATCAAAAGCCTTAACACTAGCTGCACCAAAAGCTAAAATAGGTAGAGTTAAATTACGACTTAAGTTCTGTCCAGTCTTTTGTAAGTTTTTACCAAACTTTTTCATAGACCTTGTAGCCTTTTTTAGACTACTCTGAAATTGCTTATCGTTTAATGATAATTTTACGCTTAATGTTTTCTCAGCCATTGTCTTTATTTAGCAATTCGTATTTCTTTTTAATATATTCTGCTCTTTTCTTTTGTTTCTTAATGTCGGTCTTAACTTTCTTTTTCTCCCAATCAAACTTCATCAGCTTTTGTGGTGTTAGGTTTTGCCCTTTCTTTGTATGTGGCTGTAAATTAACACAAGCCAACCATCGCACTCTCTCCCACTCCCATTGCTGCTCTTTCTCTACTCTATCATTGAAGCCTTTCTGCATACAGATAAACTCATGAAAGGTTAGACTCCAAAAGTCTTTAGGTAGTAATCCGAAGCCATAACCAATAGCTTCTAAACTATCCCAAGTTACTTCTTTTTCTTCGCTCCTTTCGGAGCTTTCACGTTTCCCTCTGTCTCAAATTTAGCAGAGAATTGATTAGAGAATATCTCTAGCACTTTATTTAGTGCCTCAAAATCTTCATCTAGCAAGTCAGCGACATCATCAACACTTAAAGAACATTCTTGTCCACTTACTCGTGAACCATCTTTTATTCCGTTTAGGATTAGATAACAAGCATCGTCTAAGCTCATACCGTCTCCTAGCTTATCTAAGTCAGCTAAACTTCTTCCAGTATCTTTACAGAATAATCTCAATGAGTTCATTCCAAATCTTACTGGGTAATCTTTACCGTTTATTATTACAATTTCGTACATATCTTTGTTAGTTTAAGTTATTGCTAGTTGGGAGACGTGCCGTAGCACAATCCCCAACCAACAAAGAAATTATTATGCTATATCATTTTGAGTCAATGCTCCAGTTCCCTCTATCGAAACAGAGTAAGTTGGTGCATCTTCAGTTCCTCCAGAAACCTCTAGAGAAGTAATAAAGCCAGAGCCACTATAAGTATAGTCTCCAGTTGTCGTACTTGCTAAACCAAAAGTAAATGTTACAGCAGTTCTGCCAAACATTTGGTCAAATAACTCATCTACTTCTGTGTCAGTACCAGCAGAGTTGAAATCCATAAGACCATCAGCACTAAGGCTAAAAGACTTTTGACCACCTAGCAAATCTCTAAAACCACTAGAGTCTTTATTTGAGATGTCTATTGTATCTACATTCATTGAAATTGAAACATTCTGAGAGTGCATCAACTTTTCTTCTGTGCCACCACTCGCTTGGTTTAGCACTTTTAGGATTAAATCCGTTCCATTAAAAATTGCCATTTTCTTTTTATTTTAAATTTATAATTAGCTAATATCTAAATCTTCTTTTTTAGATTTCTTTTTTGTCGGCTTAGAGATAACGTCATTTTTTCTAAAAAACTCTTTTACCTTTCTGCTAACATTATAAGTTTCTCCTTCTTTATACTCAAAGCCTCGAAACTCAATATCTTTTTTTATTTTAATTTTATACATATCTATCTATTTATGTTAAATCTGTAATCTTGTGCTATACCATATAAACCAATACTACCAGCAGAATCATCGTATAGCTCGTTCTGGTCTTGATAAAATATCTTGTCTACTACTACACCACTATAAGTACCACTAACATAATCTAAAGCTGTACGAATATGACCAGCTAAAGTTACTAAGTCAGCATAGTTGTTATGGTAAAAGCTTATCTGTACTCTTACATAGTCGTACTCACTTACTCCGTTCTTAGTGTTGTTAGGCTCATCTCCAAACATCTGATAAGTAATATATGGTAACTTAACGTCTGTAGGAAAATTGTAACGACTAGGAAATATTCTTAAATTACCGTCAGTAGTAACTAAAGGAGCTACGTTTGAATCGTTGCTAAGTATGTTGTATATTACTTTACCTATCTCCATTACTTCATTCTTTTGTCAATGAGTTTTTTTATTTCTCCTATAACACTATTGATAGCTGTGTTACCTTTACTAGCAGCAGTCTTATCTAACATTCTTAGTCCAGGAATACCTCTAAATCCATACTCTAAGAAATAGAAATAAAATCCAGACTTTTCTTTACTAGCAAATGATTTTTTAACTCTTGGTCCTACATATACTGTTGGTGGTTTGCCTTTTACATTCTTTCCGTTGATTATAGCTAAAGACTTTTTAAGCTGTTTAGATTCAACTGGAACAATAGATTTAAGCTCTTGCAGTATTGGCTTAGATGCTTTGCGCATTCCTTGCCTTAGTAGTGTCTTGTTTTTACTGTCAGACATATTAAGACTCTCTAAGTCCTTAATCAAAGACTTGAGTTCTTTCTCATCAATAGTAGCTGTAACAAAACCAGCGTGACCACCTTGATTACCTCTTAATATTTTACTTGTTCCTATTGCCATTATTGCTCTGGAAAAGGGTTAATACCGTTATCTATTAATATGTTTATCCAATCTATTTCCTTAGTGTATAAATCTACATTGTCCCACTTAGTCTCTAAGCATTGATAAGTCTCTAGCACTCCATACGATACTATCGCATTACTATCGTTCCAAACGATGTAGTAACTCTTTACCTCTGGGTAACATATTTCTGTTAGTCTTAAACTCATCAGCCAGTTAAATTATTTAGTTCGTCATCACTTAAAGCCTCATTAAATACTGCTAGTGCTTTGACTTTACCTCTAAAGTAATTAGAATTTGAACCACTACCAAACTCTAAATTATCTAAACTAGAATAATCAAAAACAAAATTATTGAAAGCAGAGTTGGTTATTTGGCTACCATTTACAAAAAGTTTATTTTGACCACTTTTATATAGTATAGCTATTTTATTGAATGCAGCAGTATCAACTCCTCCTTGTGATTGGTCTAAAGCAGTTAATACTGCTTGTGAAGGTGTTTCTGTTGTATCTTTTATTTGTACTAAAATATCGCCATCTACATTACAAAAAATTAAAACTCTATTATTAGTAGTTCCATCACTTATAGCAATTTGATTACTTGATGCTTTATCATCTTCTGATAACATAGCTATCTCTGCATATAACACACCCTCTGTTGAGTTTATTAATTCAGCACTACCAGCACCAGTTGCAGTCTCTGTAGCTCTTGTCTCTTGACTTCCAGTTAGTGTTGGTATGTACGATGTAGCGTAGGGTAGTTCTTCTAGTTGTGCGCCCCATAAAAAACATACATTTACTGCTGCGCTAGATTGATAACTAGGGTATCTACCTGAGTTTGTATTGTTAGTTGTTAAAACCTCATAAGTAGTAGTAACACTTGCTGATGCAGTACAAGTTATAGAGCATCTATACCAACCATTTCCATAATCTATTATATCAGCAGTTGTAGAAGTGCCTTCATTTCCTACTACACCATTGTTTAAATCAAAATTAGCATAACTTTCAGCATCGAAAGCAGAAGTGGAAAACATTAATTGAAACCAATCGTTTTCATTTTTTTTTGCAAATATAGAATAGGTATAAGTATCTCCTGAAACAAAATTAAATAAATTATATAATCTGTGTCTTGTTGATGATGAATCTATACCAATAGAAAGAAGATTTGCTTCTATTGAACCATTTGGAGAAATACCTTGATTTAATCCTATACTTAACGCTACTAATCCTGCCCACTGACTAAAATCCTCACTATAAGGAACAAGATTAGTAGAAGTAGGCTCTAACAATATATGACCATTATCTCCATTACTATCATAGCTTATTCTTGGAATGTTGTTGGTGTCTATTACTTCTTTGACTGATACGTTGTCTATTGAGCCTACAAATGAATTTCCTTGAAAGAAAATGTACCTTGTTGTATTACTTGCATCTGTTTGTAAATAAAATATATTTGAACCATTTGTAAAAGCAGTTGATGGTGTTGTATTTCCTAATCTAACTGTACCTCCTCCACTTGTTATACTTGCATCAAATGTTACTTTATAGGTTTTACCATCAACATAAGAAACAGATGTCTGATAAAGTAAACCCGTACCATTTGAATTAGCAGACCCATTAGCAATAGTCCAATTTGTTTGTTTTTCCCAATCACTATCTGTATCAAAATCTCCGTTAGTAACTAACTCACTACCAAGAGTTCTACCTACCATCTCGACTAAGCCACTAGAATTAACTCGACTAGCAACACTAGCTCTAGCAAAGTCAAAGTCCTCATAAGGCTCTACTACTGGTGCTACGTTGTAAAGCGTTCCAGCCTTGTAACCAGTAGGAGTTAAGATAATACTTGCTTTATTTAATAGTCCGTCTGCCATTAGCTTATATCGTTTAAGTCTTGTAAGAATTGCTGACTAGCTGTAGTGTTCTCTACTACTCCTCCAGCAGCTACTACTCTTGTTGTTAGTATGCTTATGTAATCGGCTGGTGTTGGGTCAAATATACCACCATCAACAATAGTCCAACCATCGTCCTCTATTAAGCTAAATCGTGCAGCATAAGCTGACTCTGTAAATTGTGAGCCTCCGAAGTTTATACTAATATCGTTATCGTGTCCTCCAGATTGCCAAGCTATTAGCGTTGCATCGTAGTTAGAAGTGCTTAGACCACTAGCGTTCTGCATAAAGTTAGTAAAGTTAGAGACGTTACCTATATTCCACGCTGCTAAAGATTGGTCGAATAGGTCGCAGTTGTATAGCATAAAGCTCATATTTTCTACATTAGAAGTGTCCCAACTATATATGTCTCCGTTAAATTGGGTGGCTTCAAAGAATAAACCAAACATATTCTCACAATTTGATGTGTCCCAAGAGTTTAAGTCTTGGTCATAACTTGTGCAATTAGCAAACAAATAAGTCATATCAGTGATATTACTTACGTTCCAATTATCTAAAGACTTATTAAATGTTGAGCAATCTAAAAAGCATCTGTTAGTATTTGTTACTGTACTTATATCCCAATTACCAATCGCTCCATTAAAGTTAGTACAACCTCTAAACATATTTGAAAACGATGAACTAGAAACAGTAGGAGCATCTGTAGCACTAGCATCTAAATTAGTACACCCTCTAAATGCAGCATAAGTAGATAAGTCTAAGACTCCCCATTGTTTTACGTCAAGCATTTTAAGCCTATCTCCAGAAGCATTAAATTGCCAACCTTGTAATGTTCCCTCAATACTTATTTCGTATTGACCAGCACTACTATATGTGTGTGTAACCTCTGCTTGATTGTAACTTGTTATTGTATCGCTTGAGCCATCTCCCCAATTTACTGTAGCATTATAACTACCACTACTAACCAATGGCATCATAAACTGAGTGTTCAAGCTAGAGCCACTAGAAGTGTTCTCTGTGTCAATAGTAAATACAAATTGATTAGGAGCTGTTTGTGATAAGTCTACTACGTCATTCTTCTCTAATAGAAGCACCATAGCATCTTTACGACCTACTTGCTTTATGCTCTTGATAGAATAATTAGTAGAGCCATTAGAGATAAAGTACTGAGGAGAAACTCCAATGTTAGTTCTGTATCTTATTAAGCACTCTATACGCTCATCATTGATTAAGGCATCAGCATCGAAGTTAGTGTTGCCACCTTTGAAGTCAAAGTCTGCGTAGATGGTAACGTAACTATTATCAGATACTACTCTCTCGCCATAAGCGTTAGTAGAGTAAGTCTGTGTATATAGTTTTAACTTTCTATCTAGTTTGCCTATTATCATAGTTCAAGCAATCGGTAAGGAGTTAATAAGTGGTCTACCATTAAAGGCAATTCACTTGCAATAGTTCCAGTAACAACATCTTGTCTGTTTTCATAGTAACGACCAACGATGATATAAATAGCTTGTACTATTGGAGCTGGAACGTCACTAGCTGTTCCACCTACTATAAACTCAACCTCTACAGCGTTTGGTCTTTCGTAAGTGTTTGGAAAGTCTCCATTCTCCGATTCATATATCCTTCCTGGTCTTACCTTAGTATCTACATCGTAATTAGATGCTGCTAAGGTTTGTAATGTATTGTCGGCATCGTAATACTTAATGTGAGTAACACTAGCAACATCTCCTACTTGTAAGTCAATGTAAGGAGGAAACTCATCGTAAAAAATATTGTACGTCTGAGTCATTAATCTACGTCTAGTGAACTCTTCTACAACTTGCGTAGCAACATTAATCAAAGACGTAATATAAGTATTGTCATCGTCATAGTCTGAGTCTATTCTTAAAAATGCTTTAGCCTCTGATAATGATATTACCGTAGACGTTGGAGCAGTCTTTAGAACTAACTTACCATAAGGCACATAGTCAGAGCCTCTTAATGTGTTAAAGTTGTAGTTATAGTATTCCATTTTAAAAAATTAATGGAGAGAGTGTTTCCACTCCCTCCGTTAAAATAAACAAATTATGCTTCAATCAATTTAACAAAAGCAGTATCATTTTGTACACAGTCTCCGTCTACTAAAGAAGTCAAGATGTATCTTGGCTCACCAGTAGCAGCTCCACTGTATATATCATAAATAACGTCTAAACCACCGAACTGGGCGATGTGACATTTTGAGAAGTCTGCGAATAGAGCATGGTCTTTACCAGCAACTCCACCGTTACCTACGTTAGGAGATACGAAAGAGAAGTACCCGTTAAGCTCTTTTCTAGCGTTATCATAAATAGGAGAAACATTAGAAACTTGAGCTAATCCTTTTACTGTAGCGTAAGCAGATGGGTTCAATAAATAAGCCATTCTAGCTCCGTTTATTTGTACGCCATTAGCTATTAAGTCAGTTTCCATCTCTAACCAATCAGCAGCAGTAACCGTAGTTGGTCCAGTAGCAGCGTCAGCGAAGATAGAAGTAGGAGCGTTAGATACGTCACTAGTTCCTAATAAAGCAGCTTCTAAAGTAGCAGCAACAGATGCAGCCATATTTCTTCTTAATGCAGCCTCGATAGAAGCATTTTGAGCGATAGCCTCAGCAGAAACATTAACAATAGAGATAAGTTTCTTAGGCTCTAAAGTAACGCTAGAAGCAGTACCATTAGCAGCTGGAGCAGAGCCACCAGTCTCAGCAACGAAGCCAGAGTTGATAGCACTAAATACTGGGAACTTCATATTGTCTACACCAGAGTAGAAATTAGCACCAGCAGAAGCTAAAACTAAGTTTGCTTCTAGTTGGTCAGTCCAAGCCATAACCTCAGTAGCGTTACCAGCAGCAGTAGCTACAGCAGCACGAGTTAGGATTGAAGATGGTATAGCAATACCTTTGAATGATTGACCAGTGTAACGAGCCTCGTTTCTTGCTTCTTGGTCCATCTCTTTTACAAGACCTTCTAAACGACCAGTTGCAGCTTGATTCATAGCATCTTGGAAAGAATAGTCTCTCACTTCGCTAGGAGTGTTTTCTGTTACTTCTTTAACAGCTTTAGTAGCTTGAAGTTTTTCAAAAGATTCAGCTCTTACAGCCATCTTGTTTAACTCCTCAACTTTTTCATTTAAAGAGTCAAAGTTGCTTTGCTCATCAGAAGATAAGTCACGACCTTCAGCAGATGCTACAAGTCCTTCCATCTTTTCGATAACCTCAGCTCTTTCCTCTTTGTAAGATTTTGAGTTTTTCATTTTATAGAAAATTAATATTAATATTTATTTTTTAAGATTTTTAAACGCATTTCATTGAGGGAGCGCTGTTTCAAATCTTCTTCTTCTTTTATACCCTCTAATTTTTCAGCCTCTAAACTTTCTTCTAGTTTTTTAGCTTCTTCTTTTTCTTGCCATTGTTCCATAGAACGTAAAGCAACAGAGCTACTAGCAGCATCATAAGCTGGATATGTTACACTCGATACATCGTAAAGCCTAGATACTTTGTTAATCGTTCTGTAGTTAGTTCCGTCTTTTACCTCCCAAGAGTCATCCTCTACAATAAATGCAAAGCTAGACTGGTTAATAGTACCGTCTTTTAGTAACTCGATTAAGTCTCTTGAAGTTGATACATTAGGATTTAATTTAGCTTCGTACTTTAGACCTCTCTCATCAACAGATAGTCTTAGCGTTCCGTTAGTAGTTCTAGCTAGTGGTAAGCCATCGTGATTAATTAAGAAACGTACATCGTCCTCTAAACGTCCTTCAAAAGCACCAGGAGCTATAAACTCTCTAAAGCCTCCTAAGTCATTTGACTCACTATTAAAGACTGCACCGTAGCCTACTACTACTGGATTCTCTCCGTCCATTCTTAGCTCTAAGTCTTGAACATTAAATGTTCTTACTTCTTTATTTTTCATATCTATAAATTTTTCTTCTTTACCTATTTCTTTTATCTTTCTTTTAGTCCAAGCAAAGCCTACATCTCCACCCCATAATGCCCAAGCTATTCTACCAGCAGATGGATAACCTTCGTCTCCACTATAAAAGCCTTGTCCTTCTTTGTCTACTTCGTGTCTACTAAAATAAGAGTACATTCTCTTTATTGATTTCAATACTTAGATTTACTCTGTTCTTAATATCTCTAGCTCTTGCAACTCCTACCTCTGTACCTCCACGTCCAAACTCCTCACGCCATTCTAAGCCTTGTGAAGCTTCGTCTGCCATCTCTTGAGTTGGCTTAGTGTTTATATCCTCTAACGCTCTTTCCTCTTCTAATTGTAAAGAACAGATTGCTAACCTTTGGTCATCTTCATACTCCTCTACCATAGTATCATCAGCCATACATCTTTCGATGAACTCCTCGTTAGTCTCGTCTATATTTTTAGTAGGTATCGGCATCTATTCTTTGTCCTCCTCTTCTATGTCTCCAACTGGAGCAAAGTTTAACGGCATAAATAACTGGTCGCCCTCTGGTCCTACTCTATTCAAGTCCTCCATTCGTCTAATCTCATTAATAGACAAAGCACCTATACTAGCCATCTCTCTGTAATAGGTAGCACGTGAGGAACTATCTCCTCTTAGTAAAGCATTAGCATCTAGCTTAATAGTAAACGAGCCAAACTCTGTTTCTCTAAATAGCTTTCTGTTAAGCTCTTGCTCTACCATTACCATATAAGGCATTAGCGTAAATCTTACAAAGTCTATACTCAAAGCCTCAATACTTGAATAGTTAGCAGCTTTCTCTAAGTGACCTATTAAAGATAATGGCACTTTAAATATTCTAGCTACTTCCTCAATCTGAAATCTACGAGTCTCTAAAAGCTGATACTTATTAGCATCAATATTAGTTTGCTCAAATGTCATACCCTCCTCTAAGATAGCAGTCTTACCAGCTACAAACGAGCCACTATAGTTCTGATTCCAACTATTTTTAAGTCTTGCTACAGCTTCTTTACTTAGTTTGCCTGGATGTTTAATTACTCCACCAACTTGAGCAGAGTTACCAAGATAACTATTTGCTGTATCGTTAGCAGCTATAGAAGTAGCTATTGTAGTGTTCTGAGCTTTCAATACGCTAACTCCCTCACAACCATTAAACGATAAGTTAAAAAGTGTAACATATCTTCCTTCATTACTCCTATCTCATAGTCTTTAATGTCGTAGTATATTTGTCCTTCGTGCTTTATTACTTTAACATCTTCTGGATTGATAGGAATAAGAGAGATTGGTCTTGCGTTGCTATCTCTCTCAATATAAAAATACGCATTCCCCTCTAGCAATAAGTTAGTCATTAGAGTATCTAGGAATGTGTATGGTGTCATATACTCGTTAGGATTACGAGCTAGTAGTCGGTAGATTGGATGGCTAACGTCAGTTATTTTGTCGTCATCCTCCTCGACTCTGTAAACTTTTATGGGTAGACTTGCTATTGATTCGCTGATAACTCTAACACACGCAAAGACTGCGCTGAATGTTAAAGATGTATCTCTAGTTACTGCTGTTCTGTTGGCTGCACCATAGCCACCGAAAACTGCCTTTAAAAAATTATCGCCCCTCTTCTCAGAACGCAAGAAGTCAAATAGTCCCATAAAATTGTAATTACATTACAAAGATAAGAGAAATCGCAAAAGTCAAATCCATACAATACCTTTATCATCATAGGTAGAAGTGTCGCTACTATCGTCATTCATATAACATCCTAGAGCCATAACAAGTGCAACCATTCCATCAATCTTCTCAGTTGATTTACTCTTATCCATTTTGATGTTTCCAGCTGGGTCTGTTTTCATAGCTAAGTTAGAACACATCCACCTCAACACTTTGTTACCAGCGTGGTTAATCTGTTTGCCAAGTACTAGCTTCTCAAGTTCTTTAGTTGGTGCTGACATACTAGCAAAGCCTTGTCCGTAACTTTCCATAGGTAATCCATCCTCTGTTAAATCAATCACTAACTGACTTGAGTTCCATCTATCGTAGGCAATAGACTTGATGTTTACAACCTCAGCTACTTCTTTAATTTTTTTCTTGATGTAATTGTAATCGGTGACATCGCCATCTGTGAGTTCCATTAGTCTCTCTTTCTCCCAACCTATGTAGTCTACTTGGTCTCTTCTACTTCTTATAAAAGCATTTTCTTTAGGAGCAAAGAAGTAAGGTATTACCGTAAACCTATCATCCTCTGGAATGATTAAAAGAAATGCGCTGATGTCTCTAACCGAAGCTAAATCTAATCCAGCGTAAGCAGTCATACCTTTATAATCTTCTAAGTTAATTGGAGCTTTATTGCACTCCATCCATTGCTGGTCACTAAGCCACTTACTAGCTGAACTCATCCATTGGTTGAGGTGTAGCATTCTAAAAGTGTTCTCATAGCTAGGTAGCTTGATGGCTTTCTCTTGTTCTCTTTTGAGATAGTCTAATTTAACTACTCCACTATCAAGACCAGGATTAGCAATCTTCAAAGCCTCCTCACTTGTCCAATCTGTTTCTAAATCACAAGCATATTTAACATAGTAGAAACTCGAATCGTCTATGATTTGTTCAGCCACTTTCCTTCCGTATTCTTCTGTCTTGTAACATATCGACTCTCTATTATATCCAGCAGTAGTAATTGCTATTGTCATTGGCTGACGTCTACTACCTACCGATGTTGTTAGAGCATCCCATAAGCTAGAATCTTTCTGAACGAAAAACTCATCCATACAAATAAAACTGGCGTTGTATCCAAACTTACTAGAAGCCTCAGAACTGATAGCCTTAAATGCTGAGTTGCTTTTCTCGTGTATAATAGAGTTCTTAAATACTTTCAGATTCTTGTTTAGTTGATTGTCAGCTCTAACCATTCCACTAGCTACGTCAAATATAATTCCAGCTTGTTGTCTATCTCCAGCAGCAATATAACATTCAGCAGATGGCTCGTTGTCGGCTAGTAACATATACAAAGCTATTGCACTTATTAAAGTAGACTTACCGTTCTTTCTTGGTAGACAAATGTAAGCAGTTCTAAATCTCCTTAGTCCACTATCTCTATACTTCCAACCAAATAAATCTCTTACAATTGTTTTTTGAAATGGCTCTAACTTAAATGGCTGACCTCCTAACTCTCCTTTGATGTGCTTGATGTGATTCTCTATAAAGTAGACTACTCTATCGGCTGCCTTGTCATCAAAGTAAAAAGTCTTGTCCTCTTTAAGTTTCATTAGTCAAAGAAATTAAAATCGTCAGTCCTCTCCTCATCTTGCTCTGGCATACTAAGAGATGCTCTGCTGCTGGGAGTAAATCCAAATTGCGTAGCAATTTTCATTGCATTCTGTAAAGCGTTTTGCATTACTTTATATTTAGGAGCAATCTTACTAGACCTCAACCGACCATCTTTGTCAACGGTCTGCTCTGTAAAGTTGCCTTGTAACTCTTGAGCTATCTCTCTGTAAATCCCTATCTCATTACAATAAGCTGCTAAGATTGATAAGTCAGTTAGATGTAACATCTTAATATTGGCTAGTTCGTTAGTAACTAAGTCCCATTCGTCTGCACCTTGTTTATTGAGAAAGGAGGGAGCCGAAGGCATTGAGACAACTGCCGAAGTCTCCATCTCGTTTCCCACTAGTCGAGACTTTTCAATAGTACCTTTTAGCTCCTTTACTTTTGTTGGTATTTTTTTTCTCCCTCTCATTAACTGAACTTAAACTGGTTTTAGTTTGGTATATCTATACCCACACGATTTAGATTTAATTTTGCGTAAGAAAAATGAAAGC